CCCCCGGGGGGTGCACTAGTGGGCCAATGCGCCGATGTGGGCCCCCCATGCCTGCCAGAATCGGGCGAACCGTACACACATGACCCCAGTGCTTTTTATAGATGTACACATATACATATAAATATCCCCCTGCAGAAGTGCACTTGTCGGGCTTGCTGGGGGTGCTTGCGGGGGCATGCTGTGTGTTCCGCTATGCGGGACTATTTTCGGGCATTGTGGGACATATAAGTACAACTTTCCTTGGAATATCCCCCACGAGGTTGAAAGATCCGATTTTTCAACAGCGTTATACTAGTGAGGGGTCTTTGCTTCGGCGGCTACCGCCGCCTCAGCCGCCGAAGCGTTTGTTCTTGGCTAAGGCGACCCTTTGAAGGGGTCGCCGTTGCATGCAGGCTAGGCAAGCATGCTGAGTAGGCATGCATGCCCAGGCTCGCCTACGGCTCGCCTGGTGTTGGCCACCTTTCTTACTTGGCGTTTGGTGCCCCTTTGTCCGCCTCAGCCTGTCGGCTTCGGCGTCTGCTGATTGTTGACCCGGCGTATGGAGGTCTTGCTGTGCCGAAAGGTGAGGTGAAGGCCAGGGGCAGGCAGGTGGAGGATTCAAAGCGGTTGCTGCTTGAGCAGTTGGCTCAGGGGCAGACGGTGGCTCGGGCGCTGGATGTGATTGGGCGTTCGCGTCCGACGTATGAGTCGTGGCGGCGCACGGATAGGGATTTTGCGCGGGATGTGGACCGGCTTCGGCTGGACATGGCCGAGGCGATGAAGGTTGAAGCCGAGGATTCCCGCAACATATCGTTCGCGGACTTCTCGGAGAAGTTTCTGGACGCACGGGTGTTCCCGCATGCGCAGAACGTGATCGACATGATTGAAGGCCGCGAGCCTTCCTGGCTGCACCCTGGCATGACGTGGGAAACCGGCGAGCCGGATTTGTGCATCGTGAACATGCCCCCCGAGCACGCGAAGTCCACGACGGTGACCATGAACTACGTCACCTACCGGATCGCCATGGACCCGAACATTCGTGTCATGGTGGTGTCGAAGACGATGGCGATGGCCCGCAAGTTCCTGTACGGCATCAAGACCCGCCTCACCCACCCGAAGTATGCGCTGCTGCAAACCCGGTACGGCCCCCCTGGCGGGTATGACTCTGATAGCGCGTCGTGGACCCAAGACATGATTTACGTGTCTGGTGCCTCCCGTGACTCGGGTGAGAAGGACCCCACGGTGCAAGCCCTGGGTGTACGGGGACACATTTATGGTGCCCGCGCAGACTTGATCATTCTTGATGACGTGGTGGATGGGACGAACGCCCACGAGTACGACAAGCAGATCGACTGGATTCAATCCGAAGTCGTGTCCCGCCTCTCCCCCAGTGGCTCCCTGCTCGTGGTCGGCACCCGCCTGGCATCTAAGGATCTCTACTTGGAGTTGCGGAACCCGGCCCGCTACCCGGAGGAAACCTCCCCCTGGTCGTACCTGGCGATGCCTGCCGTGCTGACGTTCGCGGACAAGGCCGACGACTGGGAAACTCTGTGGCCGAAGTCGAACCTGCCTGAGATTGGGGCGCGGGGCGAGGACATGGACCCGGACGCTGAGGGTTTGTTCCCGAAGTGGAATGGGGAGCGCCTGTTCAAGAAGCGGGCCCGCATGACACCGCGCACATGGTCGATGGTGTACATGCAGGCGCAGGTCGCAGACGATGCAATCTTTGACCCGCAATCGGTCGCTGCAGCGGTGAACGGTAACCGCATGACAGGTTTGATGCCGAAAGGTATGCAGAACTGCAGGCCGAACGGTGACGAAGGTTTGATTATTGTGGCGGGGCTTGACCCGGCCACGACGGGGCACACAGCAGCGATTGTGGGCGGGTTGGACCCGCAGACACAGAAACGTTACGTGTTCGATGTGTTCAACAAGCCGGGTGTGAAACCCGATGAGATCCGTGAACTGATCATGTCGTGGTCAGACAAGTATCGGATCGCTGAGTGGCGCATTGAGAAGAACGGCTTTCAAGGCTTCTTGGTGCATGACCGTGAAGTGAATGATTATTGCGCGGCACGGGGCACCGTGATCCGCCCGCACTTCACTGGCTCCAATAAGCATGACGCTGATTTCGGTGTGGCGTCGATGACGGTGCTGTTTCAGAACTGGCAGGAGAAACGCCAGTTGATTGAACTGCCGTCCACGTCGTTCTCGGAAGCGGCGAAGGCTCTCGTGGAGCAGTTGGTTACGTGGTCGCCTGACTTGGGTAAGAAGGCGAAGACGGACCTTGTGATGGCGTTGTGGTTTTTCGAGTTGGCGTGCCGGGACCGTGTGGTGTCGCTACAGAACTTCACGAGGCATCACGCGATGAGCATGTTCCACACCCCGTGGGACAAGTCGCAACAGTCGGTCATCAACTTGCTGGACATGGAAGCGCAAGGCTCTTGGCAGCCGACATACAGATAGCGGAGGCTATACATGGATTTGTGGAATCCTGACATCCACTCCGCTTCGGATAAGTATGACGAGCCGAGGCAGCAAGGTTTGCGTGAGGTGCGCTCCCTGTATGGCAGGGCGAAGACACGTTTCGCTGACCGTGACCGGCGCATGCAGAATGTGCTGGCGGTGCGGCAGGGCCGCATGCGTGACGTGTACCCGGACTTGTTCCCCGAGGGCCCGTTTGATCGGGGCATCGTGGCGAACATGGTGGATGTGGCGGCACGTGATCTGGCCGAGGTGATGGCCCCGCTACCGTCGTTCAACTGTGCATCGTCCAAGGCGGTCAGTGACCGTGCCCGGGAGTTTGCGGAGAAGCGCGGCAAGATCGTCAACGGCTACATCGCCTACTCGGATGTGCAGCGGCAGATGTACACCGCTGCTGACCGTTACGTCACGTATGGTTTCGTGCCTGCGATGGTGGAAGTGGACGCGGACGAGAAGATGCCGCGCATCCGTTTCCTTGACGCTATCGGCGCGTACCCCATGTTTGACAGGTGGGGTCGCCTCGCTGCGGCGTTCTTCTCGTTCTACAAGACACGCGATGAACTCGTGTACGCCTACCCCGAACTTGAGTCCGCGATCATGGGTGCCTCTCGTGGTGGTGGCGGTGATCTGGTGGAGGTCGTGCGATATCACGACCGCTATCAGGACTTGCTGTTCATGCCGTCGAACGAGGGCCTGGTGCTGACTCGTGTACCGAACCCGGTGGGTGAGGTGCTATGTGAGTGGATTCAGCGTCCCGGTGTGGACGATGAGCCGCACGGCCAGTTCGATGATGTGCTCGCGGTGCAGGTGGCGAAGGCACGTTTCGCGCTGCTGAGCCTGGAAGCGGCACAGAAGTCGGTGCAGGCACCTATCGTGATGCCACCCGATGCGCAGGAACTTGCTTTGGGCCCTGATGCGGTGATCCGTACCGCGAACGGCCAGCAGGTACGCCGTGTCCCGATTGAGGTTCCGCAGTCGGCGTTTGCGCAGCAGTCCGTGCTGGACATGGAGTTGCGGCAGGGTTCCCGGTATCCGGAGGCTCGTGGCGGCAACGTCGATGCGTCCATTGTGACGGGTCGCGGTGTGCAGGCACTCATGTCCGGGTTCGATTCGCAGATTCGCACGGCTCAGGCCATGTTCGCGGTCGGGTTCACGAACCTTGTGCGCAAGGCCCTGTTCGTGGACGAGAAGATTTACGGTTCGGTGGAGAAGTCGGTGCGCGGTAACGCGGACGGCACCCCGTATGAGATCAAGTACCGCCCCGACAGGGACATCAAGGGCGACTACACGGTGGACGTGCAGTACGGTCTGATGGCTGGCCTGGACCCGAACCGTGCACTCGTGTTTGGTTTGCAGGCTCGTGGCGACAAACTGATTAGCAGAGACTTTCTTCGACGCCAGATGCCGTTCGCGCTTGACGCGAGCGAAGAAGAGTCGAAGGTCGATATTGAGGAAATGCGGGACGCGCTCAAGCAGGCTGTTGCCGGTTACGCGCAGGCAATCCCGGTCCTCGCACAGAACGGACAAGACCCAGGTGAGATCCTGGCGCGCTTGTCAGAAATCATCCTCGGAAGACAACGTGGACGCTCCATCGAAGAGGTGGTTGCGAAGGCGTTTGCTCCCGAGGAGCAGCCGCTTGCCCCAGGTGAGGCTCCCGGTGGCGCAGCCGAAACGATGATGGGCGCGCCCGGTGAGGTACAGCCTGGGGCGGGCGGTGGTCTTGAGGGCATCAACGAGGCAACTGGGTTACTTCGTGGTGTTGCCCCTGGCCAGGCGGGTATGGCCCCTGGTGGTCGCCCTGATTTGCAGATGCTTATGGCCAGCCTTACGGGTCGTGGCGAACCCAATCTGACTGCCGGTGTTTCCCGGCGCATACCCGCATAGGAGTTGTTATGCCCGCAAAGGGTAGCAGTAGCGGTCGCGTAGGTGGCGGCGCTGGCGGTTCGGGTAGTGGTTCGGCTCGTGGCGGTGGCCCGACGAAGGCGCAGAACAAGCAGTCGGCTGCAGCCCGCACGTACATCACTAAGAACGAGAACCGTGTCGCTGCCGGTAAGGCTGCCTATGAGCGTCGGGTGGCTGCCGCGAAGGCCGCAACGAAGCGCAAGGTTGCTGGCGGCATTGTGGCCGGTGCTGCTGCTGGCGCGGCGGTGTCGTTCGCTACGACTAAGGGATCTGAGGGTCCGAAGAAGTCGGTTCCTGTCGCTAAGAAGGCGACACCTAAGAAGCGGAGCAAGTAGTGCCTAACGTTGATGGCAAGAAGTTCCCGTACACGCCTGCCGGTAAGGCTGCTGCCAAGAAGGCTGCCGCCAAGCAGGGCGCTGAGGGTCCGAAGCGTTCCGTGAAGGGTCCGGTTGAGGGCAAGGCTGGTGGTCGTGGTGTTGCCATGAATAAGCCCGCCCAGAAGAAGGCTCGCTGATGCCTGGAATGAAGAAGAACGGTGAGAAGTTGAACCCGTCGCGTCCCGGTTTCATCAGGACCCCAACTGATCCGACCAAGAAGAAGGGTCAGATGGTTGCCAAGCCAAAGCCTACGACTCGTCCTCGTCCTGGTCAGGGTGGCCCTAAGCCGAAGCCTGTGAAGAAGCGTGGCAAGTAAGAAAGATCCCCGCCTTGAGCGGGCCGGTGTGGACGGCTACAACAAGCCGAAGCGCACACCCAGCCACCCCACCAAGAGTCACGTTGTCGTTGCGAAAGACGGTGACAAGGTGAAGACGATCCGGTTTGGCCAGCAGGGCGTTACTGGTGACAAGCAGCCTACGAAGCGTCAGGCGTCGTTCAAGGCTCGGCACGCAAGCAATATTGCTAAAGGCAAGATGAGCGCAGCCTATTGGGCAGACAAGGTGAAGTGGTGACATGCCAGCAGCGAAGCCGGGAGATCCAAGAAACTTGGCTGACCTGAGGTTCCCGCCAGAGCGCGCCCGAACTCGTCAGCGGTATCGCAGAATACTTGACGCCAGGGATGTGGTCGAAGAGAAGGCCGCTCGGAAGCGAACCGCTGCCGCAAAGAAGGGCGCAGAGGGTCCAAAGAAGTCGAAGCCTGGCGGTTACTCCATGAGTTACACACCAGGACAGTCAGGCAAGAAGAAGCGCAAGGTATAGGGAGAAACAATGCCTCAGCCCAATAAGGGAACGCACGGCAAGCCGCACACGCAGGAGCCTTTGATGGACAAGAAGGCACCTGCCCCGAAGCATGGTGACCTTCGCCTTGGTCATCAGCCCGGTGGCACTAAGGGTTCCGGTAAGGGATCGCACTGACGTTAGTTACATCTAGTGGTAGGAGGCCACGGTGAGTCAGCGTGGAGATATTGCGTTGCAGATCCGGTGGGCTGAAACGATGGTTTCACTACACGTGGAGAACGTGGCCTACTACCCGGATGTGCTGAACGACATGGGTAAGCAAGCGGGTGCCATGTTCAAGCAGGCACTCTCCGACATTTCCGATTACGTCCTCACGACTGATGAGGACGATGAGGAGTTTGAGTCGGAGTCCGAAGAGGTAGAAGAAGCATCTGATTGAGGGGAGCCAAACGCATGGCTAATGGTCATGGTGGGATGCGCACCCCCAGTAACCCGGCCCCGGTGAGTGGGCCGGGTGCTTTGTCCCAGCGCACTGACGGTCAGCCCGCACGGTACGCCTCCGGCATGCCGTATGGGGACGGGCAGGATTTCTATGACATGCAAACCGCAGCGCCTATGGCAGAGACAGACAACGCTGCAGCGGGTGTACGACGTGCACGTCAATCGCAGCCTCGCATGGTGGAGGAGCAGGCGACGCCGCTGTTCTCCCCCACGCAGCGACCGGAGGAGCCGGTCACGTCAGGGGCGGTACTTGGGCCGGGTCCTGGCCCTTCACTTGGTCAGGGCGGTGAGCGCCCGAGTAACGTCCTTATGCGCCTGGCCGCGCGAGACACTACGGGCGAGTTTGAAACCCTGGCGCTGATTCTGCAGCAGCGGGGTCTGTAGTGGCTGAATACACTCGCAAAGAGCGAGCGAATCAGGAGAGCAAGAATCCTCCTGCGTATGTGACTGGCGCATCGAACCTTGGTGTGGTGGGCCGCATCCAGCAGACCTCCACGATGGAGTTCCCCACTGCATCCATGGACCCTGTGTTCATGCAGACGGCCCCGATCCCGATGGGTCCTGCCCGGTACCGTCCGGTCACGCAGAACCCCATGTTGTACGCGCCGGGAACGGTGCATATGTCTACGGCGGATCGCCTTGAGCAGCGCATTACTGAGGCTCGGCGTGCCGCAAACATGCTTCGTCCCTTTGGTGCTCGTGGCTTGTCGCTGGCTGATTCAGCGGAGCGACAGGCCGAGTTCCTGCAAGGACTCTTGAACGGCACACGTTCCGCTGACGGCGGGTACGTGCCGGATCAGTTGTCGGCCACGGAGAAGGCGTACTACTCCGGTGAGTCGCGTGCTGATGCGGAGTCGCAGTCGGCTGACTATGACTCCCCCACTCCGGGCCGCTACCCGAACTGGGGTGGCCTTGCCGCCCCGCAGGGTTACTGGGAGCAGGTGGCATGGCTGACCAATAATGCGCCTGGTGCCCTGTCGGCTCTTGCCGAAGAGGGTTTGAAGCCGGGCGATGTGGCTAACGCCACCGAAGTCTTTTACGCGAAGCGCACGTCGCAGACGGTTGCGGAACTGTTGACGATGGGCCTGCAGTACAAGGCTCTGCAAATCGTTTCAGTCCTTCCCCCGCGTCAGCGTGTGCTTGTCGCTGCATTGGTGGACGAGGAGCGCAAGCAGCATGCCGCTGCCGCTGAGCAGGCCGCCAATGCTCGTGGCGCTGCCGGTACTCGCGGTGGTACACCCGACACGGTGCGTGGTGAGAGCGTTGGTGCTCAGGCTGCTTCTGCCGCGCCCGTGGAGGGCGAGGAGGAGAACCTCCTGATGACGGGCTTCAATTCGATACTGAACGCACTAATGGTTCCGCTTGAGTATTCCGTTCAAGCGTCACGTGCGGGAAACATTCTGCTGCGCACGGTTAGTCCGTTCGCTGCGGTAGAAGGTGACACGGGACTGCTGGACACGACGGCTGCGCCTCGGTCTGAGCAAGAGGGCGGAGTGCTCGGTCTGCTTCGACAGGCTTGGGACAGTGCCGCACCGGGTGCACTGAATCAGCAGGGCCTCAGTGGGCTGCGCACCGAGTACGGTGACTTCGCGGTGGATCTTGCTGTTGACTTCTACATGGCCACGCAGTCGGAAGACCCGAACGCCATGCAGAACTTTCTGCGACTTCACGAGTCCGACCCAAACGCGCAGGCGTTGATCAACCAGATGATCAACGGCACGGACACGGGCGGTGACCGCACAGCCGCGAGCCTGTTCGTTGAGGTTGCTGCGTTGGATCAGGGCAACTGGGGCAACTTGTATGCGCAGACGTTTGGCCTTGAGCCGGACCCTGACAACGACCTGCAGAACCTCGCCTTTTCCACGACACGCGACGTGGCGAACGTATCGTCGTGGTTCGTCATGGACCCGCTGCTGTACGGCGGCACGATCGTCAAGGGCCTGCAGGCTGCACGTTGGGCGGCAAACGCTAACCAATTCGGTGGCAGTGTTGCGACGGCTATCCGTGGGGATAAGGCTGTGCGCCGCTGGTATGACAGTTTCGGTGCGGCCCTCAAGGCTGTGGATGATGTCCGCGAAGGCACCAATCTGGCCGCGCAAAAGAACGCTCAGAGTCGGCTGAATCGCTTTATCAAGCGTGAAGCCCTATACGGTTCCGCTGGCCTCGCTCAACTGGGCAGGAAGTGGAAACTCTACACGGCTGACGATTGGGCCCGCTTCTACGACGATCTTGACACTGCGGAGAAGTTGGCCAAGGGCCAGCCCGTGAACTTCCCATTTATTGACCCGTCCAAGCGGGGCGCTGAGTTCCTGAGCCAGTACGGAGCGCAGGCGCGACAGGAGGCAACTCGGGCCGCTCGCGCTGCCCGTCCCAACCCTGAGCGCGTGTGGGATGCCGCGCGTGCGGAAGGCATGCAGAAGGCTGCGCAGGGGCCGAAGCGCACCCTCATGATGCCCCATATGTCTCGCACATCGGAGGCGTTCGCCTCCCTGTCGGGGAAAATCCTGGGCAGTTCAGTGATGTCTCGTGGCGGCCCCGGCGTGGCCCGCATGGAGAAACTGCTTGATGACGTGGTGCCTGAGTGGCGCACCATGAACGCTGATGAGCGCACCGAGGCGCTGTTCACGGCTTTGGGAAGCGAGGACATCGCAGACCTTGTGGGTGCACGCCTGAGTGACTTCGTGGCCATGGATTCCGGTGGGCAGCGCACTGCTGTTGCCCGGTTCCTTGACCGCTTCGTCACCGCCTACGGCAGCCGGGAGCGCCTAACGTCCGCCTTGGGCACTGATCGCAAAGGCTATCGCCGCCGTGGCTGGTACTTCGGACGGGGCGACCTCACGTTCAGTGAGGCTGTCGTGGCGAAGGTGGATCGCTGGCGTCGCCTAGGTGCCACGCTCCCTGACTCACGTTTCGGCATCGTGACGGCTGACGCTTCTGATGCGGACAAGGTGTATCAGATCATGCGTTGGGCTGGCATCGACCATGCTGCAGCCACACTGTTCAAGGACTTCTGGATCGGTGCCAGTGAGAACGCTCGCATGGTGGCGTACACGGGTATTGTGCGCAGTTCTCTGCGCGCTAATGGCATGCACCTTGTGGCTCCCGAGGTGGAGGCCGAGGTTCTTGAGCGTGTCACGGGTATTGCTTCCCGTGAGTTGCATGCACCATTCAGTGTGGCCCGGCACGGCGGTGTCATGCGTGACATTGAGAAGGCCGCTAACGACATTCACGCCCAGCAGCAGGCAGCCGCTAAGGCAGCCAAGGCCGCTGGTGAGGACATCCCGCCTGTGGAGTCGGTGTCCACTATTGCCCGCACGCTTGAGAAGGAAGCCCGTCAGCCAGGTGGGGCACTGCGCACCTACGTGTCCCCCAGTATGCACGCGGGTGGGGAACTGTCGTCAGCGCAGTACATCGGGCAGACAAGTCCGGTGGCATGGATGCCGAACTTTGCCGCACTAGATCGTTACACGGCCCGCAAGTCCATGCTCAACGCGCTGCTGTTCAGCAACAACGTGTCATCCCTCATCGTGGACGCCTGGGTGCTGGGCACCCTGGGTGGGCCTCGCTTCCAGTTGCGTAACGGTGTTGAGGATGTGGGCCTGTATGCGCTCACTGGCGGCACTGTCGGCAACTTTGCCCGTGGCCGGAAACTGAGCCAGACGGTTCGTGAGGCTTCGGCTCGTGACGACATGCGCCTGCGTGCAGCGACACTGGATCGCAAGAAGGCTGCCGAGGAACTTGATGCGGCTCGCTTGAAGTTTGATAACGGTGAGATCGACAAGCGTGATCTGCGGGTTGCTGAGGATCGGCTCAAGCGTGCCGCTAATGTGCTGCAGCATCTTGAGAAGAGCAACAAGGTCGGAGCCAACCAGAAACTCGGCTTCGTTCGCACTTCGCTTGTGCGGCTTTCGGATCGCGTGTCACGCGATGCGGTGAGCGGTCGCGTCAACGACAATATGGCTGCCCGGTTCTCGCAGTGGCTCGTGCCTACCACGTCGAAGCAGGAGCGCCTGCTCGCTGCTGAGGGTGGCCGTGAGGCTGCTGCTGACCTGCAGGTCAAGGCCATTCTTCGGAACAAGTTGATGCTGGTCGTGGACAAGGAACTGCGCGGTATCCCTGTTCGTCTGCGCCGAGGTGCGGATATTCCGGAACTGTCGCCACGTCAGCAGCAAGCCATGGCTGCCACTGAACGCCTCCTCAAGTCTGAGTACGGCACGATCTACCGCGACAATGCTGCCGAAACTTCACGGCACCTTGCGGACGGAACGTTCCCTGCCGTTGATGACATGGGTGACTACACCATCATTGAGGGTGAGGTTTTCCGGCGCATCTTCTTCGATGCCGGATACACGACTGAGCGTGTCGGCGGGCGTCTGAATGAGAATCAGGCGCGAGCGATGATGCAGCATTTGCAGTTCATCGTCGGTAACGGTCGGCTTGGTCAGGCTGCCCTTGAACGCTTGCCCCGCTTCTGGGAGGCGTACAACGCTGCTGGTGCATCTAATGGTCTTGCTATGCGTGAGATCGTGGAAGAGGTGCTGGCTGAGGCGAGGCGTGGCAAGGACTGGCCTATGTTCGCATCCCGGTTCCGCAAGATCGCCACAGACGGTGAACTCAAGTTCGTGGAAGACCTGCTCACGGATATGGCTTCCACTTTCACTACCCGCAGGGGCCAGTGGAATGAGTCGCTGTGGAAGGCGCTGCGCACCGAGGACGATAAGGGCGGGGCGTACTTCCGTATTTGGGATGACGCTGAGCAGAAGTCTGTCGTGCACGACATGGACTTCATGGATGGCACGTTCGATGCACCTGAGTCGATCCTTGTGTACCGGGGTGAGCCTGCGCTACTTCCTGCCACTCGTGGCGGGTATGAGCGGTTCACGAACTGGGCGTGGGAAACGATGGGCCGCTCGCTGGCCCGCATGACCCGTGAGCCCCTGTGGTACGGCAACTACCTTGATGCCGCCTACCAGTTGGAGCCGCTGCGCCTCAAGTACGCCAAGATTTTCGGTGAGGCCCAGGCCGACCGGATGATTACGGACCTGGCGGCTGAGCGTGCCTACAACCTGACAATGGCGTATGTGGACAATCCGGCGACGCGCACGCAACTCGCGTGGAGTGTGCGCAATATTGCCCGCTACTACCGCGCCGTAGAGGACTTCGGTAGACGCCTAATCCGTGTGGGCAAGAACGATCCGATTGCCTACTGGAAGGCCACCCTCGCGTGGCAGGCCAGCCAGGACTTCGGGTTCGTGAACAATGACCAGTACGGCAACTCGTACTTCATGTACCCGTTCAGCCGTGCGGCATTGACGCACCTGGCTGCTATCGGCGTGGATGCGAAGTTCGCGCAAGCCCCGGTCGCTTTCGGTGGCAACGTGCAGTGGATCAGCCCTTCGGCTGACCCGAACCAGTGGATTCCCACACTGTCAAGCCCGTGGGCTGCAGTGTCCCTGCAGCCTCTCATTCGCCGCTTGCCGATGTTCACTGAGTTCTTGAACCTTCCTGAGTTCGCTCAGGTGTCCGAGGACACGGCCAAGCAGATTGAGTCCAACCTGTTCGGTGATATCGCGGCTGACACCACAGTGGAGTCGGCATACGATGGGCTAGGCGGAGAGTTCGCGTCCAGTCTGTACTCGGCACTTCCCCCCAACTTCAAGAAGTTGGCCACACTGGGCGGCACCCTGTATGGCGGTCAGCCGCCTGGCACGTTTGGCAACAAGATTGCCATGAAGACATTTATGTTGATGGCTGCTGCCGGTCTTGCACCCACTGCCGAAGAGTGGGTGACGGGTGACAATGCCAGCAAGTTCCTTGCGGATCTTGACCGGCACACGATTCAAGTTTCGTTACTGTCGCTGATCTTCGGAACTATGGCTCCGGCTTCGCCGCAGTACATGGACGACAATCTCACGATTGCTGCCCGTGAGGCTGGCTGGGAGTCCCTGGTTCCTGCCCTGCGGGACGCCATCACGGCGTCCACGGATAACGGCAGGACGTGGGAGGACGCCTACATTTCGTGGACTGCGGCCAACCCGAACTCGGGTGCGTTCATGGTGACGCGACGCAAGGGTTCCGAGTACGGCTTCGTGGAGCCCCTGTCGGGGAATGTCGATTACATTCGACAGAACCGTGACCTGTGGGACACGGTGCCGAACGGTGTGACGGTGTTCGCCCCGAACACGGGCGAAGAGTCGTACAAGTCGTACAAGGCGATGCAGATGTTCAATGCATCGGAGTTCAAGGATCTTGAGCAGTACGGGACTGAACTTGTCACGCAGTACGCCTACCAGCAGTATCTTCTGAGCAAGTCTGACTTTGAGGCCGACACTGCCGGTGTCGCCAAGTACAACCCTGACGGCTCTATCAACGAGCAGTATGCGTTGGCTGAGACTGCCTGGCAGGACACAAAGCGGGCGCTCGTCACCCAGTTCTCGGGGCTTGAAACGCGCTTGAATCTGCGCGAGCAGAAGGACCGGGATGACTGGATTGACGAGGCTAATCAGATTGTGACGGCTGGCCGTGAATTGGCTACGCGCGGCAACGGTAAGGCTCAGGAAACGATGAGCCTGATTGAGTCATACCTTGACGCCATGAATGACATGAACCGGGCGCGCACTGATTACAGCATGGATTTCGCTGAGGAGTCACCGCTGATCAAGGAAGCGTGGGATGCCACGGTGTCGTCGTGGCTTGCCGGTCTTGAGGTAGTGGATGAGGATTCGGCCCGCACCATCGTCTACACGTTGACGAAGGCGCTGTCGAAGAACTGGGATGTGGAGGGCTTCGGTGGCTAGGGGCGACGTTCCTACTTCGGCTGACAGGTCGGAGTATCAGAAGCGCAAGGAAGCGGCACAGAACCGCGAGACAGTCTCCACGTACCCGAATGTGCCTGGTGGCTATTCTCCCAGTTCAACGGCTAGTGCAGCGGCTAACCGTGGCCAGGTGGCCATGGGCACACCCATTGTGGAGAACCTGCAGACATGGCCTAAGGGCGCTGCTCGCCCTGGCATGTACACGCACTACAGCCAGTATTACCACTATGTGCCGGTCACGACGGCTCAAGGCGGCAATCTTGTCAACACGTTGCCGCGCTGGCAGTGGGATCTGTTCAATGCGGTTGCGCAGGAGCGCGGTGGCATGTCTAACGTGAACTCCGTCTTTGACGAGTATGCGGCTCGCTCCGCATACGAAACCGGCTTTGGCAGGAACTACTCCCCCACGGATCTTCTGCTGGCTGATCTTGCCGATGGCAGGGTCAGCCTTGGTGATGATCAGTCGGGTGGGAGTGGGTCCTACTCGTATGGCGGTGGCGGTGGCTTCGGTGGTGGTGGTTCTGTCGGGTCTGTGAACTTGACGAACCCCGAGGATGCTCGCGCGGTGATCAACCAGTTGAGCCTGCAGATGCTTGGCCGCACTGTCACGGATCGTGAGTTCAAGACGTACTACAAGTCGCTGACTGAACTGGAAATGTCCAGTCCGCAGACGGTGCGCATGGACGTGGACGACAAGGGCAACCCTGTGCAGGTGGTGGAGGGTGGCCTTGGTGCTGAGGGCCGCACTGCAGCCTTGCAGGAGTCGCTGCGTGATTCTAAGGATTACAACGAGTACACGATTGGCTCACAGTCTGCTGACTTGATGATGCAGTACTTGCAGAAGAGGGGCATGTTTAGTGGCTGATCAGGTAGTTCCTAACAGCGGCACCCCTGCAAGTGGCACTGCGACTGGGGCTTCCCGCAAGTGGGATAAGAACGCTGACGGCGTGCCTGATGTTCTTGAGGACGCTGATACTCGCAAGCGGCTGCTCCGTAAGTATGGCTACACGGAGGCGGACCTAAAGAACAAGGCTGCCCGTGACTTGTTCTATGAGGCTGTCCGCAAGGAGTACAGCCGTAAGGAAGCCAACACGGCTCGTGACGAAGTTTACGTGAATGACCGAGCCACGGTCAGTGAGATCGTAGACAAGTCCGGCTTCACAATGGAACTGATCCGGGCGTATCCGGAGTTGCGTGAGGTTTTCCGGAGACTGTCGGACATGCTGGCCCGTGGCAAGGTCACAGAGCAAACACTGTTTGCAAAGTTTGAGGAACTGATCGCGGATACCGCTTTCGGTAAGCGAACAAACACTGAGATCGCCGCTGACCTTGACCGCTACAAGGAGAACAACGAGTCTAACTGGCTCAAGCGTGTGGAGCGCACAGTTACTCGCATATCGGAGTTCTTCACTGCTGAGGCTGGCGGCCAGTTGGATCAGGCCGCTGCCGAGGAACTGGCTGTCGAACTGATCTATGCGGGTGAAGAGAACGATCAAATGGCGGTGGCTCGCCGTGTCCGCAGGTGGATCACGGACAATCGCAAGCCTGCCGATGATGACGCTGAGGTGACCGAGCCGGGCTCTGAGGAGTTCACGGGCGGTGGTGAGCGTGGGCGCTTGCGCACCACGCTGGCGAACTGGTTTTCCGCTAACGGACTTGTCGTGCAGAGCGAAACACTGGATGGGTACATCGACCAGATCCAGACGGGCGGCACGACGATTGACGAGTTGAAGCAGTGGTATCGGGACAACCGCTTGTCTGTGACTTACGGCGGCTATGCCGATGATTTCGCTCGCGGAATGGATGCCTCGGAGATCGCCATGGACTTCCGCTCAGTAATGGCTAACTTGCTTGAGCGGACTATTGAGGACGTTGACTTCGACGATCCACTGGTGCAGCGGGCTATGCAGCGGCGCGGTGAGGATGGCAAGGCGCGTCCCATGACGCGGTATGAGTTTGAGCAGGAAGTGCGTAGCACTGACGACTGGCAGCAGACTGACAACGCTATGTCCATGTACACGGATATTGGTGAGGGAATCCTTCGCTCGTTCGGGTTTAGGGGTTAGACGTGGCTAAAGATAGGAATCCCCCGAAGAACGACAAGAAGCCGAAGCCGGACCCTAAGCCAGTGCAGGGTGTTTCTGAGGCATGGACGCTTGAGGAACTTGGGCCTGCTCCTGACGGTATGCAGTGGGTGCTGCAGTCTCATGGTGGTGCGGCGCTAGTTCCGCTGCCGCAAGCCCTATCGGATGGCGACACGGAACCTGAGACTGGCGAGATTCCGCCTAAGCCTGTCGTGCCCGGCAAAGACTTCTACTGGAATGGCCAAGTGTGGGTGCCGTTCGATGTGGAGGGCTACGAGTCCGAGTCGGATAAGCGTGAGCGTGAGGCTAAGGAGCAGCGTGACCGGCAGACCGCCGAGTCGTATCTGACGGACCTGCTTAGCCAGTACGGGCTTGAGGAACTCATCCCTACCGTTTCGGGACTGATCAAAGAGTGGGGCACGAACACGAACATCATCGTGTCTCGCTTGCGCGGCACTGAGGCTTACAAGACGCGATTCAGAGGGAACGCTGACCGCATCAAGAATGGATACAACGCACTTTCGGAAGCGGAGTATCTGTCTTCTGAGGATGCCATCAAGTCCACGATGCGCAAGTACGGCTTGACTGGCGACTACTACAGCCGCGACAAACTTGCCACCCTTATCGGTGGGGATGTGTCCGCTACCGAGGTGGATGGACGTATCGGCCAGGCTAAGAAGGTCATTGACAACGCTGACCCGAACATCAAGAACAGCCTGGTGGGCCTGTATGGGGTGGGCATGTCGGACATGTTGGGCTATGTACTGGCACCGGAGACTGCTCTTGAGGTGGTGCAGCGCCGCGTGAACGCAGGCTTCGCTACTGGTGTGGCTCGTGGCCAGGGCATTGACCTTGGCTCTATGGGTGACACGAGCCTTGCTGAGCAGATCGGTGATCTCACGTTCGGTGATGAGCGGACGTTGCGGTCGCAGTTCGATGCTATCGGCGGGCTGGCGCGTTCGACGCGCCGACTGTCAGGCATTGACCAAGAGCGGGTTTCTGACCGTGACGTGGTGAAGGGCGAGTTCGGTATCGACGCTCAGGCCGGTCAGCGGGTGAAGAAGATGCAGTCGCGTGAACGTGCACGCTTCTCCGGCCAGTCGTCAACGACTTCCGGCACTTTGTCGGGCGGTGGCATTTAGCCACCGGGGGGTGAATGGACAGTTGGATCGCTTAGCCCGCTGACGGCGGCGAACCATAACCCAGGTTCGATTCCTGGCACCTCCACTCCGCAACAAGACCGACCGGCCCTTGTGCGCGTATTGAGCCCGGTAGCAGAAGCCAGCCCCACCCCCCAGTGGTGCTGTGGTCTGCGTTCATCTCATAACAGTTAGGGAGTGCCATGTCAGGCATTGAGGACGACTACGACGATTACGACGACGAGTTCGGCGGGGACGCTCGCGGCTCCGATAACAACGTCCTTCGGGAACTGCGTAAGCAGAACCGTGCGAAGGAGAAGCAGATCAAGGAGTTGACTGAGCGGCTTACTGGGCTGGCTCAGCAGACTCGTGAACGTAGCGTCAAGGATGTTCTCGCGGCTAAGGGCTTGAGCCCGAAGATCGCAAAGTTCATTCCCGAGGACATGACCTCTGAGGAGGATGTGTCGGCTTGGGTTGAGGAGAACGCCGAAATCTTCGGCGGTGCTCCTGCGCCTGTGGATTCTGATGGTGAGGCGGGTGGCCCTGATCTTTCGGGGCTGACGCAGATTAGCCAAATGCAGTCCACGGGGCAGCCATTTGACGGGGACTCCGATCAGGTGGCTGCACTCATCCGTAGTGCCCGCACTCCGGAGGAGTTGAACAAGGTGATCTTCGGAACCACTCAGGGTCCTGACGCCTTCTAGTTCGTTTCATTTCTGACTACTACTTCACTGTTAGGAGGTGAAGAACTGTGGCTTACACAAGTACAACTGCTGTTGCTGGTCTTGTAAAGGCAGCGTATGACCGTTACGTGGAGTTCGCTCTGCGTTCGCAGCCGCTTATGCGGTCGCTCGCGGACAAGCGCCCTGTCCAGCAGGCTATGCCTGGATCGTCGGTCGTGTTCTCCATCTACAACGACCTGGCCACGGCCACGTCCACTCTCACTGAAACCACTGATCCGGATGCCGTTGCGCTTTCCGACATCAGCACGGTGTCGGTGACGCTCAATGAGTACGGCAACACCGTGCTGCAGACTCGCAAGTTGGGTGAGTTCGCTTTCAGCGACATCGACCCGGCAGTTGCGAACATTGTGGCGTTCAATATGGCTGACTCGCTGGATGCCGTGGTCAACACGGTTCTTGTCGGCGGCACCAACGTGGAGTACGGCACGGGTGGCGCGTCCACCCCGACCTCCACGGTCTCTGTTGCTGCGGAGGACACCATCGCTGCTGCGGACATCCGTAAGGTTGTTGCAAAGTTGCGTGCGAACAAGGCTGTTCCTCGCGAGGGGCAACTATACGCCGCATATTGCCATCCCGAAGTGACCCATGACCTTAGGGCAGAAACCGGGAGCGGAAGTTTCGACGACATCCGTAAGTACACCGAGGGCAACGTCGGCAACATCCTTGGCGGTGTCGTCGGTGTCATGCACGGTGCGTACTTCGTGGAAACCCCGCGTGCGTTCACGGCGAACGATGGTGCTTCTAGCATCAAGGTGTACCGCACCATTGTTGCTGGCCAGCAGGCGCTCGCTGAGGCGACCGCTGTTGAGCCCGGCGTGGTGATTGGCCCGGTTGTGGACCGCCTGATGCGTTTCCGCCCGATCGGCTGGTACTCACTGCAGGGATGGGCCCGCTACCGCGAGCCTGCTCTGTACCGCATTGAGTCTTCTTCCTCAATCGCATAGCACGTCCGCTGAGGGGCCGGGGTTCACAAGACCCCGGCCCTTTGGCATCCCCCGCTTTTCTGTAAACCCCGGCTAAATAGGAGAACACGTGGCCGACAATCTCACCAACACTGCCGAGAACAAGATGCTTGATGCTCTTGTCGGCACCGCCTCCTACTCGGCTGACACGCCGATCAAGTTGGCCCTGGTGACCGCTAATGGCAACGATGCCACTGCGGGCACCGAGGTGTCTGGCGGATCGTATGCACGGCAGGACATCACCTTCTCTGCCGCTTCAAGTGGCTCTATCAGCAACGACGCCGTAGAGACTTTCACGAACATGCCCACGTGCACTGTGGTGGGCATTGAACTGTGGGACTCCGCTGGCACGCCTTCGCGCCTCGCCTACGGCTCGCTCACTGCCAGCAAGGCGCTCACTTCCGGCGACACTCTTGAGTTCGCTATCGGGTCGATCACCCTGTCCCTGTCCTGATGTTTGACATCACCAGCAGGGTAGTTGACCTGCTGGGTGTCGGCCTCACGAGCAGCGGGCAGGCAAGCCTCACTTCGGACACTGCCCTGTCTGCGGCTGGCACCCGGAAGGCTCTTGGTGCTGCGGGACTCACTGTTGAGTCCGACCTGCAGGCTACGGCTAGGGCGACACTGTTTGTGTCGATCACCGCCGACTTCGATGCAGTGCTGGCTGGTTCGGCTAATGCCACGTTCCGCTCCCCCGCCTCAGCCCTGGTGGCTGAGTCTGCGGTCACAGCGGACGGTGCGGTGCTGTTCGGTGGCTCATCAGCCATGACGGCTGACAGTGCGGCTACTGCTACCGGCGTGCGTAAAGCACTAGGTGCGGCTGCCCTGGCAAGCAACACCGGCTCAGTGTCAGCGGGTGTGCGTGTCACGTTCGCCACTGCCGCCCTCACGGGCGATGTGGCGGCCACGTTTACGACTGGCCAGCCAGTGAAGATCCGCTTCGGTGAGGCAGCCCTTGAGGGCGACCTGGCCACCATGGAAGGCACTGCGTTCATTCGCAAGTTCGGCACGGCCAGCATGAGTGCTGAGGCCACCGCCTTTCAGGCCACTGCCTCGCCTGTATTCCGGCTGCGTATGGCTTCGGCTAAGCGGTCCATCACGGATGACTGGCTGCTCAAGCGTTACCCCATTGACGCTGGCCTGTCGCTGATCGTGAAGAACGGTGTGGTCACTGAGGTGGAGGTTCCGTCGCAGACGGAACTGGCTGAGGCTGACTACTACTTCTTGGGTGGCCGCAACAACCCGATCACCCCGGCGCAGCGGGCAACCCTGATTGCTGCAGGTTTCGGTTCCTACATTGAGGAAGACTAGATATGGCTTGCCGATCTGGCTGCCCCACGCAGGATCACCGCTCGTGGGCTGAGTGCGCTAAAGCATCGAACATCAGTGTGACTGCGGTGATCAACAGCCCGAAGCAGGGCATGTTTGAGCAGACGAAGCGGGAACTGTCCGCGTATCAGGCTCTTCGTAAGGATGGCATCCAGCCGGAGGGCACGACGATGGACAAGATCACGGCTGCACGTCAGGCAACTGAACGGCTTGGCCGTGCCTATAACGCGGAGAAAGATCCGCCTGCCCATCTGATTACCTCTAAGGCTGCTGCGGCTTACGTGAAGGCGGGTGACTCGTGAGCACGTTCACTGAAATGGTGGATCAGACGCTCCTGTACCTGTCTGGTTTCACGACGCTGCAGGATCAGTCCACGCATTTGACTGCGAACCTGACGAACAATGGCACGACCTTCGCGGTTGCTGACACGTCCGCTATTAGCCGGGGCATCATTGAGGTTGGCTCCGAGTTGATGTGGGTGGACTCGGTGGACACGCAGAACAATCTGGTGACTGTCGCGCCTTATGGGCGCGGCTACCGTGGCACCACCGCAGCGGCACACTCTTCTGGTGCCCGCGTGGTCACGTCACCGCTGTTCCCCAGGACTTTGATCAAGCAGGTGTTGAACGAGTCCATCAGGGCCGTGTACCCGGACCTGTTTGGGATCGGCTCCACAGAGATCACGTTCTCCCCTGCGATCCTCACCTACCCGCTGCCTGTGGGTGCGCAGCAGGTGATGGCTGCCTCGTGGCGCACTATCGGCCCCACTCGTGAGTGGATTCCACTGCGCCGCTGGCGCGTGGACAGGCAGGCTGCCCCGTCCGTGTTCACGTCCGGTGTGACTATCAGCGTGTACGACATGGTGGTGCCTGGCCGACCCATCAGGGTCGTGTTCTCTAAGCAGCCCACCACGATGACTAATGATTCTGATGACTATGTGACGGTCACTGGCCTACCGGCTTCTTCTGAGGATGTGATCCGCCTGGGGGCGGCTTACCGACTGGTGCCGTTCTTCGACACCCCGCACTTGTCGGGCATGTCCGCTGAGGCTGACTTCTCTTCCAACATGCGGCCCGTGGGTGGCTCTAGCCAACTGGGCCGCTACATGCTGCAGATGTATCAGATGCGTTTGCAGGAGGAAGTGAAGCGTTTGCAGGAACTTTACCCGATCCGTAGCCACTACACCCGCTGAGAGGCACGATGCCAAGAAGGTATTACTCAAGTACGGCTGCTAGGACAACTCTCTCTAGCGGCATCAACTCTAGTGTCACGTCGATCACTGTGGCTTCTACGTCAGGGTTTCCTGCGAGTTTCCCGTACACGCTGATCATTGACCAAGACCTTGTGACCGAGGAAATTGTTACGGTCACTGCTGCATCTGGTACTACGTTGACAGTTACTCGTGGCGTGGACGGCACGAGTGGCGTGTCTCACAGTGCCAGTGCCCCCGTGAACCACGGCGTTTCGGCCCGTGACTTCGATGAGCCTAATGCGCACGTAAACGACACGTCTACGGACGTTCACGGGCAGTACGTCCTAAAAGCCCTAATTCAGAACACGAAAGGTGCCCTGATTACGTCCACGGGATCAGCCGTGGACGACCTTGCACCGGGCACTAACGAGCACCGCCTAGTCGCTGACTCAGGGCAGACCCTTGGCCTCAAGTACGTCGCGGACACCACCAACTACGCCATCGGGGCAAAGGGTGATCTGCTAGTCGGCACCGCGGCAGACACGGTCACTAATGTCGCCGTGGGCGCTAACGGCAGGCGGCTAGAGGCCGACTCCGCTCAGGCGTCTGGCGTGAAGTGGGCACCGGACCCCGTTGTCCTGGCGGTTGCGGTTAGTGACGAGACAACGGCGATCACGACGGGCACGGCTAAGGTCACGTTTCGTATGCCTTTCGCTATGACCGTGACGGCGGTACGGGCGTCCCTGTCTACGGCGTCTACGTCTGGCACGCCTACCTTTGACATAAATGAGGGCGGCTCCTCAATCCTTGGCACGAAACTCAGCATCGACGCGAACGAAAAGACCTCGACCACGGCGGCGTCAGCCGCGACTATCACGGACTCTGCTCTAGCCGATGATGCCGAGATCACCATAGACATTGACACGGCAGGCACGGGCGCTAAGGGCGCTAAGGTTTACATCATCGGGACACGGGCATGACAGTCCTTTTTATCAACCCTTTTCTTGTTCAGCCTTCAACAATTGACGTTCGTTACCTTGTCATCGCTGGCGGCGGTGGCGGTGGCCAGACAGCGACAAGTATGACCGGGGGAGGCGGCGCGGGAGGCTACAGAAGCAACGTACCGGGACAAGTCTCTGGCGGTGGCGCAAGTGCAGAGTCAAGCCTTGAATTATCGCCCGGCACTGCCTACTCAGTCGTCATCGGGGCTGGAGGGGGAGGATCAAGCAACGGCTCTACGACAACGTTTAGCACCGTATCAAGTACCGGAGGGGGTCGCGGAGGACTTGGCGGCAGTTCGTATGCCGGAGCGTCAGGAGGCAGTGGAGGCGGTGGCAGCAGCGGCTACGCAGGCGGCGCGGGTACTGCTAATCAAGGCTACGCTGGCGGTGCAAGCAGTAATTATGGCGCCTGCGGAGGAGGCGCAGCCAGCGTCGGCGGCGGTTCTGTATCAGGAAACACGGGCGGCAATGGGGCGTCTTCCGATATTACTGGGACGTCAGTTACGCGCGCTGGTGGTGGAGGAGGGTTGGACGGCGGCGCGGCCGTCGGTCTTGCGGGGGGAACCGGAGGTGGAGGGTCGGCTGATTACTTTGCTAGCGGGGGGAACGGTACAGTAAACACTGGCAGCGGGGGCGCTGGACACCGCGCTGGCAGCGGCAGGATTGCTGGTTCTGGTGGTTCCGGCGTCGTCATCTTGTCTATTCCAGAAGGAAATACGGCGTCTTTCTCCGGCGGCGTTTCGCAGACCTCAACTACCTCGGGTGGTCGCCGCATCTACACGATCACCGCTGCCGGTGCCTCTGACACCGTGACCTTTGCTTAGGAGTGACTGTGGCTCATTACGCATATCTGAACGCGGATAACGTCGTCACGCAGGTCATTGTCGGCAAAGACGAGGACGAGGGCGACACCGACTGGGAGGACTACTAC